GATGATGTGAGAGCATTCAGAGAAGAGATGATAGCAGAGTGGAACAATAATGTACACTTTAAAGTCGGTAGCAAATACATAGGTATTTGGACTGGCAATAGTATTCATTCTTTCATAGTGAATGTCACTATCGATAAGAAGTTTGCTTATGGTGATGTGTTAAAACCTGCGACTTGGAAAGCACCTACTCGGAACTTCGAAAGAGGCAATGTCTTTAAGAAGGGAAGTGTAGCTGGTATCGCTTGGTTCGGACATTAAATTTAAGAGAGATAGGAGAGAGAAATTATGTCAAAAATGGGACATGGATTAGTATTCGAGAATGAATATTACGAAGTTATCGATAATGAAACTGGTGAGGTTTTACATACCGAAACTGATTATGGTAATGCAGCTGAGTATTCTCAGGCTATGCATGAGTGTGAAGTTGATAGTGATGTTGTTGTCCGAGAGGGCACTGTCGAGATTGTCGATGGTCGTTATGTCGCAACACCAGTAGGAGTATAAATGGTAACAGAAGCTACATTAAAAAGTGCTATGAAAAAGAATGGCTACCGTAGAGCATTAATAGATGAAGATATGTTTGATAGATGTGTTGAGTTTCTAAGTACACGATATGCCAGATATATTTCTGGTACTGAGTGTACTAATTGTTGGGGTATTAAGGATGGTACTTTAAGATGCTATTGTGGTCTTCATAGTGTTTATACTAACTTAGAAAGAATGGCATATAAATTTAGACCAGTTTGGGAGAGTGAATGAGATACTTAGACGAAAACCCACTTACAGTAGAAGAGTTTAATACTTATACAGATAAGTTTGAATTTGTTTCAGAACATACCTCTACTGATGGAGAATACTTTTGGGCAGTTGATGCACCTTATAGAATAACTACTGCTGAAGGTATTAATGGAATAGAAACTTATGATGAGAATTTAAAGACTTGGAAATTGTTTGCAATAGATCATGATCCTGATTTAGATATATCATTTATAGCTGAAGAAAATTGGAAAGATATTCCTTTTCTTTAAAATAGTACTTGACACATTTGAGACAATATGTTAATATAGCTTATAGAGAGTGAGAGAAAAGATTATAAGAAAATAAAATGATTTAGTGTTTGACTGTAGTGACTTAAGTCTAATATGTCAAACACAGAGTAGTTGATACCGAGTTCATCTGGCAACTACAGTTAATGACTGGCTGATACCGAGTTAATCTGGCAGTTGGGACATTAACATTTGCGAGTGTAGTATAATGGTTATTACATCAGTTTACCAAATTGATTATGTAGGTTCAATTCCTACCACTCGCTAAATGAAAAGATTGAGAGTTTCTGGTTGGTTGTGATTGCAACATTAACCATTAACTGTCGGATACACACGAGATGTGTTAGTACCACCACTAATGTGGGTGAAGGAGTTCGAAAGACTCGTGGCCACTCAGCGTTTCGGTTGAAACGCCAACTACCATGCATGGGAGTATAAAAGGTCAGCTTCTTCTTTAGGAAATGGATCAGTTCCTCGATGGACTGTTTACTCTCTTTTTTTATTTCGCCAGAATAGCTCAGTTGGCAGAGCAGCTGTTTTGTAATCAGCAGGTCATCAGTTCGAATCTGATTTCTGGCTTAACTATGTGTGAGAATAATAAAAGTTACATAGGTCGAAAAGTATATAAAGAATGGGGAGACTTTAGTGCTCCTGACGAAGGAACGATTATCAGTGAACCAAATGAGGATAGCTTAGTGACTATCGAATGGTCTGCTGATGATGTTCCATATTCTTGGAATGGTACTCATCATGTTGATGATATCCACAATGAAGGATGGAAGCCTAAGGATCACTGGTTTGGTAGTCCCAAAGGAATATTTTTTCATTAATTTACTTGACAAACTTTTGTTAATGTAGTAGAATACAAATATGATTGAGAGAGAAAATGAATAATAGAATATATGTTTTTGATATCGATGGGACAGTCGCTGATTGTACTCATCGGTTAAGTTTAATAGATAAGCGTATACATCCAAAAGCAAAGGATCGTGATTACAATCGGTTCTTTGAGGAGCTGAGTAATGATGCTCCGATTGATTATATGGTTGATCTTTGTCGGACACTGATTAGTGCTGATCTTGAGTCAGGACATTTTGGAAGTGTTGTGTTTCTTACTGGTCGTCCAGAGCGAACAAGGGACGCAACTGTAGATTGGTTGAATGAGCATAATCTTACTTGCACGATATCTGATGACCCTGACCGAGATGCTGTTGATAATCTGATTATGCGAGATGACGGCGATAACCGTCCTTCAGAGATCTGTAAGAGGGATCTGATTAACGATTACTTCACACATGATGAGATGAAGAACGCTGTCTTTTTTGAGGATTCGCCTGATAATATTAAGATGATGCGAGATGAGTTGAATCTAAATGTTGTCGTGATTGGTGACGGTAAGAGTTTCTCTGAAGGTCACTTTGATGGAACTTGGATTCCAGAGGATGAGTAATGGCTAAAACAATAACTGGTTTTAAATCAATACCAAATGCATTTCTTATAAGTAGAACATCAGACCAGTTGGCAATAGATGGAGAAATAAAAAATCCATTGCCAGCAGGAACTCTTCACGATGAAGCTTATATGCTGAGTTGTAAAGATAGTAATGGTTTTCATTATAGGTCATGGGCAATCAATGTTAAAACGATTGAAGATCTTAAAGAGATTGCTGACCTTACTGATGAGCGAATGGTAATTGATTTTGGTATGAAGCGATATGATTTGCCTCGTATTGAGATTTATGATGATTGGAGAGAATAGGAGATATATTATATGATGGAATTGTGGACATCGTTACAGATGCTTGCTATATTATTTGGATTTCTTGGTTGTGGATACGTAGTCGGAAGTGCAATCGAATGTGATAGTTTACCATCTACACCAGCACCAGATTGTCCAGTAGTGATGAATATGCCTGATGATGGATGTAATGGTTCTCGAGCAATTGAAGGATGTGTAGTACCAAGCAATCGTGTTAATGGCGAAGTACAGATATCTTTAAATTTATAATAATTAATGCAACACCTTTTAAAGAAGCCCATCTTAGATGGGTTTCATGCAAATATATTAAGCAACCCACAGAAGGAGATAGATATGCCGAATAGGTTAGTGTGTAATGTCCTCGACGAGATGAGAGAATGTTCTAAGACAAGGAACTTCTCATATCTTGATGGACTTATTGAAGAGGTTCAAGTCTTGGTAAATAGAATGGAATCCAAGCTAATGGATCAGAAAGAACTTGATGAGTTGAACGAGAGGATTCGTGAAAGCAAGAATGATCTCGCTAGACTGAAGCAAAGTGTTAAGCTTGTAGAAGAAGAACTTGAAGTTAAGGAAGCTCTAAATAAGACTATAACATGATATCAAATCCTAATATCCAAATTTCTTTTGAGTACATGGCAAATACAACAATTGCAAATATGAATCATAAGCAATTATGGACATCATTAAATCAAGAATGTAGTGAGCCTATTGGTCATTCTAATTATAGAGATATTACGCCTTGGGCAGATAGTGGTAGAAATATTAACTTCTGTGATTGTGAGCATAATAGGAAAATGTGTAGATATCAAAAAGACAAAAGTATACCTATTGAGAAACTTCAACATATGATGAGACAGCGAGTTAAAGATACACTTAATAAATATTCTGACTTCTATGAAACATATTATGGTTTAGAAGTTACTCTTAGATATGAGCATATTAATTCATTATGGAATAAAATATTCTCTATGTCCGATGTTGATTTTACATTAGAATTAGTAAGAACTAAAAAGGAACATAAGAATGGAAGACATTTGGGGACGAAATGAGAATCAAGAAATTTCTAAAGAAGTTGCTGGTCTTTTATATTCAGCAAAGTATGGCTTACCAACACATAAAGAAATGCAAGATTCATTAACGCCACACACAACCGAATATCTATTGCTTAATAATAGAAGTAATCTTCATGGTACAGTTGCCAATATAATTGATAGTATTGATATACTTGATTCAGAAAAAAGTAATGGTGGTGTTAATTTTGTTTCACTTATGGAGCCTGCTGATGCTCATGAATATCTTAATAGTCGTCTTAAGGGATTAGACCATATTAAGAACCATGTTGATAAACTCACAGAAAAACTTGAATCTGAAGTAGTAAATCTTCTAAATAGTTACGACGAAGGAGAATAATATGACAATCACAAAATATACTTGCATAGTGTGTGGTTATGTGTATGATCCTGAGCATGGTGATCCAGATAGAGGTATAGCGCCTGGCACTTCCTTTGATGATCTTCCAGAAGATTGGACTTGTCCAGTATGTGGAGCACCAGTAATGGATTTCGAGGAGATTGTTCGAAAGAATGCTCCTGTTGCTACAAAGACTATTGAGAAACCAAAAGCTAAAAGAAGATCAAAGGGAAAGAAGAAAGGCGAAAATACCCAACAAAAATGAGGAGTAAGTTCTCATGGGTTTTATTAGTAGAAGGTGGATGAGTCTGCCAAAGAAGAGAAGAAGTTCAGCAGGACAGAGGGTTTATCCAGACAAGCTTAGTACAGGTCAGATAATATTTCTTACGATAATGTCGCTATCGCTAATAGCGTATGTGGTGGTTAGGATGGTTGATGTTTATGGAAATTAATGCACTACTTGTTACAGGGTTCATGACTATAGTTGCACTTGTTATAATAGTAGTTGTATTAGGAGCAGGTGTTATCTCTGGATATATAAAGAAAAATAATGAGCATGAAGAGAATAAAAGAAAATAATTAATTCATGGTCGTGAATAATAATGAGGAAAAAGTGAAAGACATTAGATATGAAGTATCTCTTGGTTGGGCTGATATAAAGAAGAGAGATAATAAGTGGGGAGATAAAATATATTCCAGAGAATCTATGAGACTTTGGGATAAGTGTTGGATGGTTATAATGTTCTTCTTTAAGAATATTCTTCCAGTTGCACTTTTATCGATGATAGTATTTTTACTTCTATCTATTACAGCTACTGCTATATTATGAAAATCATTGGACAAAATAAATTGAATAGACGTTTTCGGTTCGTTGCTAATATCGTATTGGTATTATTGGTTCTAACAGCATCTGTAAAAGTAAATGCTGATAGTTGGGATAAATGGACTCAAACCGAGCGTGAGGCATATTTATCTGGTGTACAGGATACAGCCGAAGCTATCGCATTTCAAATGGCTCGAGGAGTTGGGCCAAAAGAGTTATTACATTCAATAGTTGAGTTGTTTATGGAGACATCATCCAACATATATAATTATATGGAGAACACCATTGAGCCTACTGGAACTGGTAGGATAACACGATGGATATCACAAGAAATTGTGGGTGTTCTCAAAAATAAAAATTACAAACACGCAGGGTCATATTTGAGGTGACAATGGATTTTACATCAGTAACTTTATCCTTCTATGCAATAGTTGGATTTATTCTGGCAACGTATTCTGTAATAGCTAATGACAGTGTTCAAACATTGGGTACTTTTATTGCTAGCAACTCAACAAAGTTTAAGTGGTACATACTGGCAGCTTGTGCTTCTGGAGTTCTATGTCTTACATTAGGATATGGGTGGTACATTAATGGTGGTGATATTACATTTGGTAGGTTAAATAAAATACCTTTCCAAGAAGTAAAATGGTATCACGCTATGGCACCAGCTATACTTCTTCTATTAACACGTGTTGGTATACCAGTATCAACTACTTTCTTGGTTCTATCTGCATTTGCAAGTACATTCGTTTTAGAGAAGATGCTAATCAAATCTGTTATGGGATATGGATTGGCAGCTGTAATTGCTTATGTATTATGGATAGTGATTTCCAAATTAATTAATGAAAAGTTTGACCATCCAACGCATCCTAAATCTTGGCGTACTCTACAATGGGTAACGACAGGATTTTTATGGTACACTTGGTTATCTCATGACATGGCTAATATTGCTGTGTTTTTACCAAGGGAGCTACCTATAGAAATGTTGATTGGAGTAATGGCTATATGTAGTGCATTACTGTTCTATATCTTCTATGATAGAGGTGGTAAGATACAGAAGATTGTATTGAGTAAGACAGGAACGAGATATGTTCGTTCAGCAACCATTATCGATTTCATTTACGCATTTATTCTATTATACTTCAAGCAACATAATGATATTCCAATGTCAACTACTTGGGTCTTCGTTGGATTGCTATGTGGTAGAGAACTGGCGATTGCGACAATGAATAAGGAATATAAGTTAGGCTATGTATTTCCTATTATAGGTAAAGACTTTCTAAAGATGATGGTAGGTCTATTAGTATCTGTTGCAATCGTTCTAACAATCCACTACATTTTAATACCAAACGGTTTCTAAATCATTATATAATATAAATTTAAGGTGGGATGCGAGAGTGGTTGAATCGGGCTCCCTGCTAAGGAGTTATGCTCGTGAGGGTATCAAGGGTTCGAATCCCTTTCCCACCGATTTTTTTTAATTATTTTCAAAAAAAGATTAAAGGTTTTGAATCAGATACCGATAATAATAATATGAGAAACTTTTTAAATAATATTTTTGGTGATACGAGAGACACTTGGGCACAAGCCATTCTGTTTGTTCTGTTTATAGTATTTGCTGTAGGTGGATTTTGGTTTGCGTTCAATTACACCTTCTTATTCTAAACTAAATATCGTCAAGGAATTTAGAGTATCAGAAGTCGCTTGGTTTGTTACACCATTAAAACGTGCAGGTCACATTCATATTCACTGATACTCTCGCTACCTTTGGAACGATGGATTGGTTGAAGTGGGACTGGTTGGTGGGAACTTTTAAATAAGTGCTTTAATCCAAGACTAAATAACTCTAACATAAAATGGTTGGATGTGAACTTTACTGACGAGTGGCGGAAATGGTAGACGCACTGTACGGTCAATACAGGGTGTGAGGAACATAACTGATATTTGTCGTTTAGATATGTATTTAGTTATTACTTTTCTACATCAACTTAATCAGCAGATGATTGGACGAGAGTAATGTAAAATGTTCACGAGCAATTGCAGGTTCGAGTCCTGCCTTGTCAGCAAAGTTCATATCCTTCACAGGGAGCCCTCGAAGGTCACTTTAATTAGTGGCCTTCATTTTTTACATCATATTCAATAACTGTTCTGTTAATCGAACAATCAAAATTGTCATAACTATTAATAGAGGAATAAGAGATAGTAGTAGGAGAACTGATATGCTTGCAACTAATCTTCGTATTTTTGATTTCATCTTGTTTGAATAAATATCGATATAATTATTTAGGGAAAAATAGGGACTTGACATATATGCGAAAGTATGTTATGCTGGCTATACTTTGTGTCACAAGAATTATAACTATGCTACTATTATCAATTCTGGTTATAATGGTTACGCTTTCACTGGCTGCCATAGTAGTATCAATAAACACAGTTTTAAAAATATTTTAATTATATTGAAAAATAATGAAAAAAGTACTTGACATATTTGAGAGGATATTGTAAGCTGACATTATGAGAGTGAGAGAAGAGAGAACTCCAACAGTTTCTGGTTCAACGCAAAATCTTGCGAAACTTATGGCGACTGAAAATATTACTGTTACTTTTGAAAAGGTTTCAACTGCGGCTTTTGATTTAAAGTCTCGTAAGTTGATTCTTCCTATATGGAAAAACATTTCAGAAGCAACTTATAATTTTCTCGTGGCCCATGAGGTTTCACACGCATTAAATACTCCTGTTGAAGAATGGGAGAAATCTGCAACTAATAAAAATATTGCACAAACAATTAATGTCGTTGAGGATGCTCGGATAGAACGAATGATTCTTAAAAAATATCCTGGCTGTCGCAAAGATTTTCTGCTTGGATACAAAGAGTTACATAATAGAAACTTTTTTGGATTGAAAGAAAAAGAAATTGATGGTCGAGAATTAATTGACCGAATAAATCTTCATTACAAATCATATGGAAATATTCATGTTCCATTTGCTAAGGATGAAAAAGTTTGGATTGATCGTATTGATAATGCAACAACCTTTGAGGAAGTTGTGGAAATCTCTAACGATCTAATTGCACATAAAGAAGAGGAGTTGAAAAACAATGATTCAAATGATTCTGCTCCTAATAAGATTGATGAGGAATCAGATTCTGAAACAGAAAACTCTGGTTCAACGAATGGAGAGAATGATTCTGATACAGAGGATAACGATACTTCTGAATCCGACAATGACGAATCAGACTCTTCAGAAGAAGGGAATGATGATGAGGAAAATTCTGATGAAAATTCTGAAGATACTTCCATTGAAGCTGGTTCTGAGAATGAAGAAGATAGCTCCTCTGGAAATGATAGTTACTCAATCGATGATGAGGAAAATGAAGAAGTAGAAACTTCTATGGATTCTCTTGAAAAGAATCTTAACGACATTTCTGCTACCGATTCTAATTATAGAAATAGATATAGTAAAACAATTCATCTTACTAATGAAGCTATTGATAATTTTGACCTTGATAAATTGGTTCTGCCAATGGATGAGTTTCTAATGTATGCAGGCCGTAAAGAAGAAGACTTTCAAGAAAGTTATTCTTCTAATGATAATATTACTATAATTAATACATCAGAAGCCTATGCAACAATTCGTTCTGAAAATCTTAAAGTTGTTAATAATATGGTTAAGACTTTTGAGATGAAGAAGTCTGCTTCTTTGAATGCTCGAACTATGACTGCAAAAACTGGATTGCTTGATATGAACAAGCTTCCATTTTACAAGTTAAGTGATGATATTTTTCTACAGAATGAAGTAACGCCTGAAGGAAAGAATCACGCTATCATGATGTATCTTGATATGTCTTCTTCTATGAATGGTGAGGGAATGACTTCTGCTCTTTCTCAGATAATCAATATGATAATGTTTTGTGACAAAGTTTCAATTCCTTATCGTGTTTATGGATTTTCAGATAGGGTTTTTCCTTGGGCTGCTTGGTCAATTGGTAAAGGTAATTATATCAAGGACTTCAAAAGAAAAGATTGGAAGTATGGATTAAATCTTGACGATAGAGATAGACACTATTCTGATGGTGTTAGTTCTGATAAGATTGGATTTGGTTATGCTGATCGTGATACGGTTCTTGTTGAACTTACGAGGTCTGATGCTCCTAAAGCAGATAGATTAAAAGCGTTAGAATATTTTTCATCTTCAGTAGTTAGCTGGAGAGCATTTAAGGAAAACACTTACTATGATAAAAAGTATGCCTTTAATTTTACTTATGGATTACTTGGTTCTACTCCATTAAATATATCACTGTACCTTGCTCCTAAAGTTATTAATCAGTATAGGAAAGAAGTTGCAGCTGAGAAGATGACATTCTTTATCTACACTGATGGAGATGCAACTGATTCATTTTATGCTTACGATGGTCAGTATAGTAATAGAACTTCTTATTCATCTTCTTTTGTTGATCCTGTTAATGGATATTATAAAGTTTCTACTACTGGAGAAGCTTATCAACTATACAATGTTTTGTGTGACCGAGTAAAGTTTCTTACTGATGCAACTGTTATTGGAATGCGAGTTGGAAGTCTGAGAGATTTAGACTGGAACTATAGAAGCATGATGGAAACTTACAAAGTTGATTCTCAATATTTTGATATTCGTAAATATTTGAGAAAGAATGGATTTTTCCAAACTGAAGAAGTTCTTGGATACGATTACTTCACATGGGCTACTAACTCATTTATGAATGTTTCAAATGCTTCGATTGATAGTGAACTTGGTGAACCGAAAGATAGTGAAGCTGAGATTTCAAAGAGAAAGGTTGCAAGTGCATTTGCACGAAGCCACAAGAAGAATCATCAATCACGAGTAATGGTTGAAAAAATTATGGAAGTGGTTGCATAATTCACTTGACAAGATTGATTGAATGTTGTATGCTGTTTTGTAGAGAGTGAGAGAGAGAATGATTAAAAATATTTTTCCTGAGTTTGTTCCTGAAAGTATTCAAGCACTTATTGCAATTGCTGTAGTATTTTCAGTTGCTTATTTAATATCAAGATTTTTCTTTAAGAGGAAAGAAAAAAAAGAATCAATTCGACGAAATAAATTAATTAGCCACTTGACAACTTTTGTTTAGTATGTTAAGCTGGTTTTATGAGAGTGAGAGAAAATTATGAGAATGAATAAAGTTGATCGTGATAAAATCATTAACACGATTGCTAAACGATATGTTGATCAAAAAACTGTAACTTCTCAAGAGGTTGCAGATATATCAAATGAGTTTGGATTTGATTACTTACCATACTCTGTGCTGAAAGATGCACGTGCAAGTAGAGGTAATTTCTATGTTGCCAAACTAATGAAGTTGGCTGGTGTAACTGCTCCTGCAAAGGTAGTAGATTTTCCTACACCGAAAGAACCAGTTGTTGTTCCTGCTACTACTGAGAATTACACTCAGAAGATTATGGATTCTTCTGCTGGAAATCTTGTTCCAGTTAAAGATTCAGTTTATGTTAAAACTGGACATCACGCTGATATCACTAAGGTGATTAAGTCGGAGCAGTTCTTTCCGATTTTCATTACTGGCCCATCTGGTAATGGTAAATCCATGACTGTTGTTCAAGCGTGTGCTGGACTTAATCGTGAGTTAGTACGAATTAATGTTACTGCCGGAACTGATGAGGATGATCTTATTGGTTCGTTTCGCCTTGTCGATGGTGATACAGTTTGGCAAGATGGCCCGATTGTGGAAGCCATGGTTCGAGGTGCAGTTGTTCTGATTGACGAAATTGATATGTTAAATCCGAACAGGGCTGCGTCACTGTTCACTGCCCTTGAAGGAAAGGGAGTCTTCATTAAGAAGATTGGTCGCTTGGTTGAACCGAAGAAAGGTTTCAACATCATCGCCACTGCCAATACCAAAGGTAAAGGTTCTGATGATGGACGCTACATGGGAACGAATGTTCTTAACGAAGCGTTCCTTGAACGATTTCCAATTACTCTTGAGTTCGATTATACGACCAAGGCTAATGAGAAAAAGATTCTTGCCAATGTTCTTACGACACTTAACTATAAAGTTGAAGGCGATCTGAAACAGTTTGCAGAAGACCTTGTTGAGTGGGCTGCGATTACTCGTAAAACTTTTGATGAAGGAGCAGTTGATGAGTTAATTTCTACTCGCCGTCTGGTTCACATTATTAACGCTTTCTCCATTCTTGGAAAAAAGGATGTTGCAATAAAACATTGTATTGCACGATTCGACTCTGAGATTAGAGATTCGTTCTTTGACCTTTTCACAAAAGTTTCTTTGGGTGAGATTTCAACTGAAGAACCAGTAGTAGAAGAAGAAGGAGAAGAAGAACATCCATTCTAAAGCTCACCTAAATACTCAACAGATATGAGTATTGAGGTTGTCTTGGAAAATATTAATAATTTTGGATTATATCAGTGGATAAATTTTGGAGCAATATGTTTATGTTATTGTTTAATGATAATACTGATTCAAGTGTTACGAAAATATAAAAAAGAATAAAATAAAACTACCTTGCATTTAAATGTGGACTCTCTCTCCCACAGCAAGGTAGACAAAACTCTCTCAAGGGAGCGTCTGGATTTTTTACAGTTCAGACGCTCCCTTTTTTTTGCATCTAAATATTTTGATATGTGGTATGCCGGAATTGATTATAGTATGACGAGTCCTGCGATGTGTATGTATCATACAACCGACGACAAGTACAGGTGGTATTATATGAGCACAACAAAAAGTAAGTTGAAGGAATCTCATAATTTGCAAAGCTCCCTCATCGATGTTCCAAAGAATGTTCAACAGGATTTGCTCGAAGGTTCAATAGATGCAAGTATGAGTAGGTACAATCAAATCTCAGATTACTTTATGCGAACTATAGATGTCCTGCAACCGAAAATGATTTTTCTGGAAGGATACTCACTTGGGTCTGTTGGAAAAGTATTCTCTATCGCTGAGAACACGGCGATTCTCAAACAGAAGCTTTACAACAACGGCCACTTTGTTTCAATCTTTCCACCAACTGTTGTGAAGAAGTTTGCTACTGGAAAAGGTAATGCAAGTAAAACGATTATGCGTGAACAATTCCTTAAGCCACATAAAGCACTAAAGACACTTTTGGTTGAACAGCGTGTGAAGGATTTACATAAGGTGACACATTATGTTGATAGTCCTATGAGTGACCTTATCGATGCATATTTTATTTGTAGATATGGAGTTCATTTACTTCAACATCGTGGCTTTGCTGATGATAAACCAGCATCTCAATATCACACGACAATTGAAAACTTGGATTTAGATTCTTGAGTTGGCCTTGGTATGATATCGTAATGTCTATGGCACAAATCTCTTCTTCAGAAATAGTGATTGATCTTGTATTTTGGGCTGGAGGAATGTTTGCATTTTCATGGTTAACCTTACTGTATTTTTTTCTCTTGACATTATTGGCATGATGTAGTATAATCTTCTTTAATGATTAATGAACCAACTATGGATTCTTTATTGGGTCATATGAGTTTCCAACATAAGCCCATAAATTTACTTCCATTGAAAACAACAACAATTAATAATCGTCGATATTATGTCACTCCAACAAACAATAAATATCCATCAGTTACAACAGTACTAAAAGATAGAGGTAATGAAGGGGTAATTAAGTGGCGTAAGAGAGTTGGTGAAGATGTAGCCAACGCAGTTAGTCGTAAGGCAACAAATCGTGGCACAAAGTTCCATACAATTGTCGAAGAATTCTTGGACAATAAAGATGTGAGAATACACAGAAAAGATTTTCTCACATATGAAATGTTTCTGCATATGAAGAACACTTTAATATCAAGTGTGAATAATATCAGAGCTCAAGAATGTGGATTGTATAGTAACAAGTATAGGGTTGCTGGAAGGGTTGACTGTATTGCAGAATATGATGGGGTTCTCTCTATCATAGACTTTAAGACATCCAGAAGAAAAAGAAAAGATGAGTGGAACGAAAATTATTATATTCAATCCTCAGCATATGCTGAGATGTTTGAGGAGAGAACAGAAACTCCAATAGAACAAATAGTAATTCTTGTTGTTACTGAAGATGGGGAAGTTGAGGCATTTGTAAAAAGTAAGAGTAAGTATCTACCTCTATTAGTAGAGGCTGTTGACAATTTTAACAAGGAGCTCATCAGTGAAGGATAAGGATGTTAGTGTTCAGTGTTACCATCGATATCAGTCTCAGATTGAAGGTGATTATGTTGGTGACCGATGTAAAAATGAAGTAATAAAAAAAGGTTATGTATATTGTGAGAAACATTTTGAATTATATCATTCAGAACAATATAATTCTCGACTCGATAGTGGTTCAGGGTTAGTCACCACTAGCAGAGTATTGCAATGAGTGCAATCATAAAGGAGATGCACGAGATATTACAACAATATAGAAGTGAGTTGACTGAAGTTGGATTCAAAGAGTTAGTGAATCCTCTTGATGTTGATAGTTTTATGGAAGATAAATCAGATAATAAGTTGGTCGTTATCAACAGTGTGTGTGGATGTGCAGCTGGTAGTGCAAGGCCTGGCGTTAGATTGGCTATGGAAAATAAATCATTTCATAAAGTTAATCGTATTGCTACGGTATTTGCTGGGCAGGATATATCTGCAACAGTTGCATTTCGTGAATACATACCAGAGATACCACCAAGTAGTCCATCGTTTTATCTGTTTAAGAAAGATGCTTTAGTGTATGTTTACCCAAGGCATTTTATAGAGTCAAATAATCCAGAAGGAATAAGTGAAGATTTGGTCGAAGCGTTTGAGGAACATTTATAAAGGAGTTAGTGAATGGCGTTTGTAATTACAGAGCCGTGTGTTGGTACGTGCGATAAAGCGTGTGTGTCTGTGTGTCCAGTAGATTGTATACAGCCTGCTGATGGATATCCGAATGATGATATCATCAATAAACAGTTGTACATCAATCCAGATGAATGTATTGATTGTTATGCCTGTGTACCAGAGTGTCCAGTTGATGCAATATTTGAAGAAAGTGAAGTGCCTGAAGAATGGCAGAATTATATACAAATAAACGCAGACCATTTTAATGAATAATAAAAGGAGATTTATATTATGTTGTGGGTGTTACTTGACCTTATAGGCCGTAGTGTTGTATGGTTTATAAATTTTTTATTTTGGTAGGAGTTAAATATGGAAATTCGTAATGAGAAAGAAGAACGACTTAGAGCCGTTCTGTCAGATTCGATTGTGAACTTATCGTTTCGTAAGTTAAAGACAAATGAGATTAGGCACATGACTTGTACTCTCAATGATGAGTATGTGCCGAAGTCTCAAAATACAAAACCTGAGAGGAAAGAACCAGAAGGCCTTATAACAGTTTATGACTTGGATGTAAATGGTTGGCGAAGATTTTATACCGATAGAGTTATAGAGTGGGAAGCAGAACACCAAGTGGATGTGGAAGCATAATGGCTGTAGTAAAATGTGGTACTATTGCGTTTCATATTGGCGAGACACGAGAAACTGTTGTTCAACTAAAGAATAATTTTGGTGAGGATAATGTTTTTGAAAGGTCTTGGTATGTGAAAGAACATGATGTTGAAGGTAAGAAAGTTCCAGTAGTTATGGCAGCCTCTTATTCAGTAAAGGGTAATCCATCAGATAGGAATAGACAAGAAAGACGAGCTGCACTAAAGCAGGCAAGAGTTAATTATGGTATGTATAAGAATAATCTTTTACATCCAACCAAACATATACTAACTAAAAAAGATAGAAAAAAAGAAAAGCTAAATAGAGAAAGTGGTCAAAGAAATAGTGGTCACAGACATTAGGAGATTATTTTGACAGAACTCGTACATGAGATTATTGATGCAGCTAATGCAAAGAAAACTATAAAGGAAAGAATTGAATTTCTTTCTGATCCAAAGATATCCAAAAGGGATATTATTCGACGTTTGGTTTTTATGTCGTATAACAAATCAGTTGAGATTTTATTACCATCTACTGATCCACCATTTAAACCATCAGAACAGCCGAAAGGTATGAACACTCCGATTGATTCAGAGTCAAGACGATTGTCCATTTTTGTTAAGGGTCTTGGTTATGATAATATGGATCAATCTAAGAGAGAAAATATTTTTATTCAAATCTTGGAAGCAATTGATCCAGATGATGGTAAGTTATTATTACTTGCAACTCAGAAGAAGTTTCGTATTAAGGGTCTTACTATTC